TCCGACGCGGGCGGCCACATCCCGGCGGGTCAGGTCGGCGTCGTGGCTGAGAAACGCCCCGAACTGGTCAATGGCAAGCTGGTCACCCGCCCGACACTGGTGTCGGGCCCGGCCGACGTGACTGGCGGTGCCGCCACGGCGAAGATGATGGGCGTTCCCATGCCGCAGACCGCCAGCCCCCGGCGCGCTTCCATGCAGATGGCGGCCGCCCCGCGCGTGACGGTCACCCCGCCGCCGGTGGTGGTGCTGGACGACCCCCGGAAGATCGACGCCTGGCAGCGCAGCCCTGAGGGCGAGCGCACGGCGGCGTGGCAGCGGCGGCGGATGGGCAATGGCTGAGGTCTGGCGGTGGAAGCCGCAGGCGATCGGCGAGACGCTGGAGTTTGAAACCGACGTGCGCATGGCGCGGGCGGGCGAATGGCGGGACAGCCTGAAGGACGCGACGCAGTTCTTCGACCTGTCGCACACGCTCCTCACCACCCGGGCCGAGGCCATGATCGAGGCGGTGCGCGCGAACGCACTCGGGCAATGGCTGGTGCCGGAGTGGCCCAATGCCACGGTCAGCACGGGGACGCTGGCGGCGGCGACCACGGTGATCCCGGTGGCCGTCCCAGCGGCCTACCAGGTCGGTCAGCCGGTCTATATCGGGCTGGACGACGCCTCTTGGGAAGAGGGTGAGGTCGCCAGCATCGGCGCGAGCGACATCACCCTCGTGGACGGGCTGGCGGCGACCTACACCGGGACGCCGGGCCGCCCCGTGATCGTCGCGCCAATGATCCTGTGCATCGCCCCGGGCGGGATCGAGTTTCAGTCGGTCTTCCCGGTGCAGGGCCTCACCGCGCGGTTCATGGCGATCGAGCCGGTGGACCTTGCCGCCAACCCCTACCCGACCCATGCGGACCTGCCGGTGGTCACCGATGGCCGGGTGCCGTTCCAGCCCCTGCCGGGGTCGCTCAACCAAGCGTCCGACCTCTTCGCCTCTGGCTTCGGCGCTTATGCTCTACAGCAGGTGGAAACGTATACGCGCCGCAGGGGCCTCGTTAGCTGGTACGACAAGGGCCACGCGGCCCGCTGGCAGCGCCGGGGCTTCCTGCACTACCTCCGGGGCCGCGACGGGGCCTTCTGGCTGCCCACGGGGCAGAATGACCTGCCTCTAGTCAGCAGCGTGGCCTCCGGGGCCCTCAGCATCACCGTGCGGCCCTGTGCGGCCAATGCGGCGATGATCGGGCGGCGGATCACCATCCGCGAGGGCGCGAACGTCGTCACGCGCCAGGTGGCCGGGGCAAGCACGGTCGGGGCCAACCAGGCGCTGTCCATCGACGCGCCCGGGGTCGCCTTCAGCACGGCGGCCATCGTCAGCCTGACGGTCAAGAGCCGCCTCGACACCGACCAGATTGAACTCGGCTACCAGTTCGCCGCGGGCGGGCTGGCCGCCACCTGCAGCGCCCCCGTGATCGAGGTCCCCTGATGGGTTTCTCCGACTACCTCGGCCAGATCTTCGGCAAGCGCGCCGCGTGGCTCTACCGCATCGTCATTCCTGGCGTGGCGACCTACCACATCACGAGCCGTGGCCGGGATTACATCTCCAGCACCGGCAAGCCGGACGCGACCTTCGTCTCCAGCACCACATGGACGTCCACGGCCATCCTGAACGGCGGCGTGACGCAGACGACGCAGGCCGAGCGCGCCGAGGTCAAGATCAGCCTGCCCACCACCGGCGCCATCGCCCAAGCCATCCTTGCTTACGACGGCCAAGGCGACATCGCGGTCACCATCTGGCAGACCTTCGACGGCGACCCGGACGAGGAATACGCGCTGAAGTTCACGGGCCGGGTGGTCAGCATTCAGCCGGGAATCCTGGCGGTGGCGCTGATCTGCGAGGAAGGCTTCACCGCCATGTCGCGGTCGAGCGTGGCCCAGGTTATGCAGCGCCTTTGCCGGCATGCTCACTACTTCACCACCGATGACGGCGGCGGCTGTCGGCTGGACGTGGACGACTGGAAGCAGGCGGTCAGCATCACGGCGGTGTCGGGCCGGGTTGTCACGGTGCCCGCGGCCGCGCTGCAGCCCGACGGCACCTTCACCGCTGGCATCCTCTTCTGGGGCGGCAGCGAGTACTTCGTCCAGAGCCATGAGGGCAACGCATTGACGCTTGAGGCGGTGCCGGTGGGCTTGGCCGCCGTTGTGCCTGAGGACGCCGATCTGGTCCCGGGCTGCAACCTGACGCCGACGAACTGTGCCGCGTTCAGCAACATCGCAAACTTCGGGGGCTTCTGGTTCATGACCGAGACCCCGTTTGACGGAAGGGCGCTTGGGTAATGTTCTGGCGTCTGGTCCTCGGCATCGTCTTCAACCTCGCGGCCTCGCTCTTCGTGAAGCCTCCACCCGGTCCGAAGGCCTCAAACCTGTCCGACTTCAGCATCCCGCGCGCGGACGAGGGCGCCCGCATCTTCGATTTTGCCGGGACCGTCTGGCGGAAAGACCCACACGTCGCCTGGTACGGCGATTTCAGAAGCCAGCCCATCCGCCAGAAGCAGAAGAAGAAATGACCCGCATCATTCACCAGGACTTCCGCCACCCCACCACGCGGGTGTGCGACCGGGCGCGCGACCTCTTCTTCCGCCGGTTCGGGCTGGATTGGGAGCGGTTCAAGCGCGAGGGCATGGACGCCGACGAGCTCCGCGCCCCGGGCCAGCACATGGACCTGATCGACCGGTTGGAAGCAGTCGCCAAGGCCCGGGAGGCTGCGAATGGGTAGCCGCAAGAAACAGACGATCGGCCACAACTACTACCTCGGCCTCCATCTGGTCCTCGCCCGCCAGATCGACGGCCTTCTCGCGATCAAGATGGCCTCTAAGGAAGCTTGGCGCGGGATGCTGAAGGCCGGGCGCAGCAACGTGCACAAGCCCGACCTCTTCGGCGGCACGAAGCGCGAGGGCGGCTTCAGCGGCTCCTTCGACCTCCTGGACGGCAACAACGCCCAGCCGATCAACGACTACCTTGCGTCGAAACTCGGCTCCATTGCCTCGGCCTATCGCGGGGTTGTCTCGATGGTCTGGCGGCGGCCGAACATCGGCGCCAACAGCGCCCGCCTGCCGTCGATGGAGTTCAAGCTGGTCAACACCGCAGGCATCCACCGCGGCTGGGAGACTGGCACCGCTCTGATCGGCCCTCAGATGGCCGGCGGCGGGGCTTCCATCTTCATCGCGATGGACACATCGCTGTCGATGGCGGGCGACCGTCTCGCCACGCAGAAGGCCGCGCTGGCCGCGTTCATTCGCGGATTGAAGGGCTCGGTAAACAGTGTCCGCATCGTCGCCTTCAGTGGCGTGATCAACGGATCTATCGAGCGGTTCGACTGCGACGACGATGACTACGAGGACATCGCGCTCTGGCTGGAAGCATACACCACGCTGAGCTTCGGCGGTGACTGGGATCTTGCCGTCAACTCGGCCGCCACGTTCTTCAACGGCGACACCTCCATCACCCGCGATCTCTTCGGGGATTCCGTCGCGGACAGCCTCTTGAACCTGTCCACGCTCTTCGTCGGCGCATCAAAGAAGGAGTCGCGGCGGAAGGTGGTCATCTTCACCTCGGACGGGGTGCCAGACGTGGACTCGGTGGCCCCCGCTGCCGCTGAATTGGCGTCGATCTCTGGCGTGGAAGTCTTCTGCTTCAACATCGACCTCGCCGACACGACCTACACCGCGCAGTTGGACAACACGCCGGCCGACGGCATTCCAGTGATCAGCGGGACAGACTCGGATGCGCTGCGGGTCGCCTTTACGGGCGCGTTCCTGACTTGGGTCGACATGAACCCGGCGCACATCATCCGGTGCCTCTGGACCGACCCGATGCGCGGCGGTGTCGCGGACGAAAGCGAGATCGGCGACAGCTTCGCCGAGGCGGCTGACCTCTTCTATGCCGAGGAGTTCGGCCTTTCTGTGCCGTTCCGGGGCGCTGACCTGGTGGAGTCCGATCGGCTGGAGGTCGAGCGGCACGTTGACGCGATCAGCTACCGCAGCCGCCGCACTGGCAAGATCGAGCTGAAGCCGATCCGCAACGACTATGTGCCGGCCGATCTGCCGGTCCTGGATTCGTCCATCGTGCTGGAGTGGTCGGGCCTCGAGCGCGCCATGCGGAGCGAAACGCCGAACCAGCTGACGGTGATCTACACCAAGCGCGAGAACGGAGAACCGGCCAGCGTCACGCGGACCAACACCGCCGGTGTCCGCCGAGCGGGCCGGATCATCCCCAGCGAGCCGGTGGAATATCCCTTCTGCACCACCACCGGCTTGGCCACCCGCCTGTGCCTGCGCGATCTGTCGGTGCAGGACCGGCCGCTCCTCTCTGGAACGCTGCGCCTCGCATACCTGCCGCCCGAGCTGGAAATCGGAGAGCCCTTCATCCTGAATGAGCCGCTTCTAGGAATATCCAACGTCGTCGTGCGGATCATGGAATCGCAGGAGGGCGACGGCCGCGACAACTCGGTCGTGGTGAAGATCAGCGAAGATCGCTACGCGCTGCCCGCCACCGACGCCACCGACCCCAATGCGGAGCCAGAGACGCCCGCGCAGGCCCGCGCGCAAACCTGTCCCAATCGCGTGGTTCAGGAAGCGCCGTACTACCTGATGGTGCTCGACCAGACGCAGGCCGACGTGGACGACGCGCTGGCGACCGACCCGGATATCGGCGTTCTCCTGGTCGCGGGCACCAAGCCCACCGAGGCGCACTTCAACATCACCACGGCGGTCGACGCGGGCGCCGGGTATGAAGACGAAGGCGATGTGAACTTCGCCCGGTCGGTTCTGACGCTCTCGGCACTGACGACCGAGGCCGACGGAACGGTGGTGACCGTCGAGGCGTCGACCGACCTTTCCGGCATCACAGCAAACAGCCTGGCGCTGATCGGTTCCGAAATCGTCCGCGTCGACAGCATGGCGGACAACGGGGCGAACGTGGATATCACCATAGGCCGCGGATGCCTGGACACGGTGCCGGCCGCGCATGCCACAGGCGCGCGGATCATCTTCCTGCAGGATGCCGACCCGCTCGAGACGCAGTATGTCGCCGCCGACACCGTGGACGTGAAGCTTCTCACCAACCTGAACGAAACCCGGCTGTCCCTCTACTCGGCCCCGGTCGACAGCGTGACCTTCGACAGCCGCGCGATCCGCCCCTATCCCCCAGGCCAGTTCAAAATCAACGGCAGCTATGCGCAGGACCAGTTCACCACCAACGTGGTCCTGACCTGGGCCCATCGCGACCGGACGCTGCAGACCACGCTGATCCCCGAGGACCACGACGACACTGGAATCGGGCCCGAGGGCGGTACGACTTACCGGGTGATCGCCGAGGCACTGGACGGGACCGGGGCAGTGCTTGCGACCGTGACCGACACCAACGTTGGCGGGGTCACCACCTATGACTGGGACGATGCCACGGTGCTGCCGACCGGGACCGTGCGCGTGCGGTTCTCGGTCGCCTCGGTGCGGGATGGCTATGAAAGCTGGCAGCGACCGAGCATCTCCATTCTGCAGCTGCTTCCGCCCGGCGACCTGCTTGTAGAGGTGCTTTGATGCCAACCGTTCGCCTGACTTGGACCGATCCCAATGCGGGGGCACAACAGGAAGACGAGGTCCGCATCTACCGCGCGACCGCGGCTTTCGACGCCAGCACGCTGCCGGCGGTCCTGGCAACCCTTCCAGCGGACGCTGTCACCTACGACGACACGACAGCGGCCCCCGGCACCTCCTACTGGTATGCGGTAGCCTATGAGAAGGACGGCAGGCTGGCGATCAGCTTCGCCGACGATGTGTTCACTCCGGGCCTGAGCGCCACGCAATACCAGGTCACCATAGGTCCGGGCGAGGTCGCATCCACCCTGACGAACTTCCCCGTCATGGTCGACCTGAGCATGATGCCCAGTTCCTTCTGGTCCGGGACGAACAAGGATGGCGGCAACCTGCGGGCCTACGAATACCCGGGCGGGCCGCAGTTGCCGATGGACATCGTCACCTTCAACCACAACGCCCAGGACGGGACGATCTGGGTCAAGGTGCCATCGATCACGGCTGCAGGCGGGGCGAGCTTCATCATCAAGAAGGAATCCACGTCCTTCGTGCGCGAAGCCCGCGGTGCCACCTATGGTTCGGCGGCTGTCTGGTCAGACTATGCCTCGGTCTTCGTGGGCGGCGAGAGCAACGACGACCGGGCGTCCACGAGCCGCGTCTTCGGCATCATCGGCGACAGCGTCACCTTCCTGAACGTCGGGAACCCTGAGTTTACCTTCACAGCCGACCCGCACCAGGGCATCGCCTGGCACGAAGTATCGGGAGACGTCTACACCGTCGATGACAACGTGCTGCGGCGGTTCAGTTCGACAGGGACGCTCCTCGCGAGCAACACGAACCCGAGCGGCCAGGTGCAAGCGCTCCTCGGTACCGCGGCGCTCGGCCACTGCTGTGACCCCTGCATCGTCAATGACTGGCTTATCGTCCCGATCAACAACTTCCCGACCGACACGATCTGCACGATTGGGGTCTTCGACCGGACGACGTTGGCTCTTGTCACGGCAACCAATATCTCCGCCACCGAGGTGGACACTTCCGGGGTCTGCTGGAACCCCGACACCCAACGGTTGCTGACGAGCCGCTGGAACACCATGAACAGCATCCGGCGCTGGACCCTGAACCTCACGACCGGCGCAATCGCGGCGGATGGTGCCATCACCCTGACCATCACCGGGGGGTCCTTCAACGACGCGATCCAGGGGATCGAGTACTGGCGCGGGCACTACTGGCTGGTGGACGATACCCGCGATGAGGTGGTCAGGGTCAAAGCCGACGGCACCTGCAACTATAATGACTGCCCAATCCAGTTCTCGGACGTGGACGGCACCAGTGTCCCGGGGCCGGGTCAGTACGAGGGCATATGCGCCTACAAGGACGGTATCGCGGTCCTAGCGGACCCGCTCTCGGCCAACTCTTACATGATCTATTCCCGCCCGATGAACAGCGACTTCGGCGGTGGGGGCGGTCGTTGGGGGACTTCCAACGGCTATTTCGAGGTCTCCGGCCTGAGCGGCGGCACGACGTGGACGATGAGCGTAAGCGCGGCGCGGTCGACCAGCCGCCAGATGGCCCTTGCCAGCTTCCGCGACTTCTCTTCTGGCGGGATCGACGATCGAGCAACAATCGTGAACCGTTTCGTGTCGCCGAACTACCAGATTCAGGCCTGGGACAACACAAACACCTGGCTCACCCCCGGCACCCCGATCATTACCGCCCTCAACGCGTTCAACCGCGCTGCGCTCATCTACTCCGGCAGCACCCGCTCCTTGTACGTCGATGGCACCTTGCGCGCTTCCCAAGCGGGCATCACCGCCAAGGACGCAGGCTACTCCGCCTTCACCGTGGGTTCGGAAGACAGCACCAACGGCGAACATTTCGACGGCGACATCGCCTTCGCTTACCTGCGGATGCAGGCCATGTCCGCCGACTGGCTGGCGGCCGAGTACTCCATGCTTTCGAGCCCGCCGGGCTTCTACACGATCACCGAACTCTAGACCCCCGCGACAGACCCGCCTTCCGCCGCCCCTTCGGGCGGCCTTTTCACATGCGCAGGAGAGGCACGACCTTGACCGACAAACCCCACCCGATCGCCAGTTTCCTGCGGGATGAGTTCCTGAAATGGGCGGCCCGCATGATCTTCCTGGCGCTGGCCGCGGTGCTGGCCTGGGTCTTCACCCCGATCGGTACGCGGGTGGCTGCTATATGGACCAGCCCCGACCGCCTGGCCGAAATGCAGGTCACGCTGGAGGGAATGCGCCAGTCGATCGACCAACTGAACCGAGAGGTCATCATCGCGCGGGCGCCGTCTGAGATTGTGGAGTACGGCCCGGCAAGCAGCTTCTCTCGTCCGTGCAAGGCCGGCGCGGTTTGCCTACTGACCTTGGAAATCCGCCGCACCAGCGATGCGGCCGAGCAGTGCCGCATCCTGCCTGGCACGACCCGACGCGAAATCATCTCGGCGCAGGGTGGCCGGGTCTGGGAACCCGAAGCCGAGACCGGGACGCCGCGCAACATCGGGTCGACCTTCGTCCTGACCGAAATCCGGGTGGTGATGCCCGAGGGGCTTGAGCCCGGCCGCTACTACTACCGCCAAACGACCTTCTACGAAGACTGCCCGTGGCAGCACGACGGCAAGCCGCCGGTGTCTTCGGAGTCACCTCTCATCATGTTGGAGATCCAGCGATGAACTTCAAGGGCAAGGCCAAGCGCCTGGACGATATCGATTTGCCGCGCGTCGGCCGGATGATCGGCGTGGGCGAGGACGAGGTGCATGCGATCCTCGACGTGGAAAGCGCGGGGACCGGCTTCGACAAGCAGGGCCGGCCGAAGATGCTCTTCGAGCCGCACATCTTCTGGAAGGAACTGGGCCCCGGCCAGAAACGCGACAAGGCCGCGGCGCAGGGATTGGCCTACCCGCGGTGGAAGCCGGGCGCCTATCCCAAGGACAGCTACCCGCGCCTGCTGAAAGCCATCGCGATCGACGAGGAGGCCGCGCTGCGTTCGGCCTCCTGGGGCCTGCCGCAGATGATGGGGTTCAACTGCAAGCCGGCCGGCTACCCGACCGCCAGGGCGATGGTCGAGGCGTTCCTCGATGACGAGGAAGCGCACCTCGCCGCGATGGTGCGGTTCATCAAGGCGACCGGGCTGGACGATGAACTGCGCCGCCATGACTGGAAGGGCTTTGCCCGCGGCTACAACGGCCCGGGCTTCGCCAAGAACGGATACGACCGTAAGCTCGCCCAGGCTTTCGCCCGCTGGCAGAAGATCAAGGACACGGCGGTGCCAGTGGAGGCCGCGAAGCCAGAACTATCGACGAAGACGCCCGCGTCCATCAATCGACCATCGACGAAAAAGCCGCCGTCGCGCAAAGCGGCCCCCAAGCGCGAACCCACCGTCACGCTCCAGCGGCCCGTGGGGGTCATGCCGTGGGTCTTCGGCCTCCTGGTCGGCGGCTATGGCGCCCTGGCCGCCTGGTACAACGACAACCTCGCGCCGGTCATCGACTGGCTGGTCTTCTGGAACTGAGGAGAGACACATGCGCGCTTTTCTGACGAGCCCGTGGTTCCTTGAACTTGTCCGACAGTTCATGCGCTGGGTCGGCGTGTGGCTGATGACGATTGGGGTGCCGGAAAGCCTGGCCGGCATGACCTCGCACGAGGACGCCGTGATGGGCGTCGTGGGCTTCTGCATCTACCTGACGGCCGACGGCGGCTGGCTGGCGTCGAAGTGGAAGCAGGTGCGCGCCTGGTGGGCCAAGCGGCGGAGGGCCCGGCGATGATCGGCCGGCTGATCGGCCTTTTGACTGGTGCCGGCGGAATCGCGGACCAGCTCCGCCGCGCCTATGAGGCAAGGCTGAAGGCGAAGAACGACTCGGAGCGGATCTCGGCCGAGATCGACATCGCCCGGCTGGAGGCGCGGCAGGCATCTCACGCGATCGGCGGCCGTTGGATCACACTGGTGCAGGTCGCGTGGGCGCTGCCTTTCGTGGCCTACAATGCCAAGCTGATCATCTGGGACAAGATGCTGGGCTTGGGCGTCACCGACCCACTGTCGCCCGAGCTCTACCAGCTGCAGGCGGTGATCGTGGGATTCTTCTTCGTGACGACGACTGTCCGGGCCGTGGTGCGGCGATGATCTGCCGCCTCTGGCGGCGATAAATTTCGCGCGCTAGTTGCAAAGCGGGCGCAACCCCTTATGTCTACGCTATGCAGCGGCGAATTTTGCTCTTCTCCTCTTTCTCAATTGTCTTGATCGGGTTGACATTAGTGGACCGACCGCAAAACCCGTTCGACACCGAGCATTTCCGGCCAGAGGAGTCACTTGCAGTTCCCGCCCTGCCATCCATCGCACACGCTGGGGGAGAAATTGGCGGCGTCAGCGAAAGCAATTCCATCGATGCCTTGGAGGCCAACAAGCAGGATTACGACCTCCTGGAGTTGGACTTCTCCTGGACGGCCGACGGGCAGCTGGTTTGCCTGCACGACTGGGACGAGGGATTTGCCGCCCGGTTTGGCTATATTCCTGAGCAACCCATCACCTTGGCCGAGTTCCAGAAGAGCCTAGAGGACGGAGGGCTCCAGAACTGCACGCTGGCGACCTTGGCAGGCTGGATCCGCGCCAACCCGGAAAAGCGGATCGTGACTGACATCAAGCAGGATAACCTCCGCGGTCTGAAGCGGATCGCAGAGGCTCACCCCGACCTTTTGGCGCACTTCGTACCGCAGGCTTATTTCCCCGAGGAGATTGCTGCCATCAAGGCCCTCGGCTACCCGGAGGTGATCTGGACTCTTTACCGTTTCAGCGGGTCGACTGCTGACGTGCTGCAGCACCTCCGGTCAAACGAGGTGCTTGCTGTCACCATGCCCAAGGAACGCGCACTGGCTGGCGCAGCCTGGGCTATCCAAGAGCGGGCCTCGGTGCCAAGCTACGTCCACACGGTCAACAACCCGCTCGAGGCAGGCTGCTTCGCCGCCTTCGGCCTCAGTGGCATCTACACGGACAGCCTGGGCGGGGTGTTCCCCGAGGAGCGGCCGGGTGACAGGTGCAGGGTGCTGTTCAGCTTCGAGAGAGCCGAGCTATAGGGCCTGTGTAGCAACAGCCTTTGTCATCGGCGCCGGCTTCTCAGGTCCTCACGATTCCGATCTAGCTCAGCGCGCTCTTCCGCCACTGCCTCAACGATTGAGTTGGCCAAAACGGCGACAGTATTGAGCCTGCTAAGGATGCCCTCGGCTCTAACCCTTCTAAGGAAGCCTTCTGATCTGGGTATTTCTGAAAGTCTCTTTCGCAGGTCCTCAACCTTTTCTTCTAGAGCGAGCGCCTGTTGTTCTTTTTGAATTGCAGCGCCCGATTGAAGCATTCCCCGGACACTGAGTACCGCACGCCATTCCTTCAGGAGTGCTGTTGGAGCGCCGTCCAGGCTTCTAATGGTTTCCTCGATCTCTGTCCGTAGCTTCTGGGCTTCCATTAGGAGGTCGCCGCTTCGATGGCGCGAGGATTGAACTAGCGCAAGTATCGACAACGGGAGAGCAATCCAGGCAGCGACGTCGGACCAGTTGAGCGGCATGAATGGTTCCAAGTCTTAGCTATGAAGATGGCTCTGCTGGAGCCTTCAGCGCATAATAATGCCGGTGCAAACCTAGACCACAGAAAAGTTATAGGATGCTTTAGATCCGGCGCCTGGGATTTGGTTGTGGTGACGGCCGGTGAAACCACGGTCGTTGACGCCCTCCACGGGCTGCCTCGGCTGTTCGCAGGCTTTGGCAGGCTCGCCTGACGCAACGGTGAAAGGTGGGCCGCAGGGAATGCCTTGCGGCCCTTCCGCGTTGCGCGGTACCTCCTTCCCATGCCCTGGCCCCACTCCATCCCCGCCGGTCTCCGCAATCGCCTCGCCGAGGTGCTGTCGTTCCGCAACCACGGCCCGGCCGAGGTCTGGGGTGCTGTTCGCGACTGGCTTGAGGAGAACGGCGTCGAGATGCCGGAGGGGATCGAGGTCGAGCGGGCGCCGGAGGGTGGGGCGCAGAGAGATCAGTAGGGGCCGATATCGTGGGTCACTCGACCCACAACCCTTTGATTCCGTTATACCCGCTTCGTGGGTCAATTTGGGCACCCTGCCCCAATGAAATCAAAGCGTTCCGGCCGCTTTTTGTATGCCCTCCGGGCCTACCATTACCCATTAATTACCGTGAAAAATCAGGACCATAGCTGGCCGTGGGTCACTACCAGGTCATTCGTGGGTCACTGACCAGCGCGTCAACCCGCCCGATCACCGCCTCGGCTAGGCGCTGCCGCTCGGCCGATCGGACGTAGACTCGCGTCTCCGGGCTGCCCATTTCATGCCCCAGAAGGACGTCGATCTCGGTGCTTGTAGCCCCCTGCCCTGCCAGCATCGCGGACAGCCCTTTGCGGATCCCGTGCAGGCTCTTCTGCTTCAGCCCTGCATCGTCGCACCACTTGCGGAAACGATTGCCGAGACCCGCCACGGTGAAGGGCGCTCCGTACCCGTTTAGCAGGTAAGTCATGTTCCCCGCCCCGTGCAGGTCGGCCAGAAGCGCCGCGCTCATCGGCATCTCGACCAGCCCGTGCGGAGCCTTGGCCTGCTTCCATCGCAGCCATGTTCGGCCGCCGATCTGGACCTCGTTCTGCCGCCCCAGGACGCAAAGGTCGCCGCGCCTCGCGGTGGTGGCCATCGCCAGGATGAGAGCTCGGCGCGCCATCGTGCCGGGGCCATGCCGGTCGAGGAAGCGCGCAAAGTCATCCGCCTCCCATGGTGCGAACCCGTCCGTCTTCCGCCGGATGCGCTGGACGTCACGGGCCGGGTTCTCACAGGTCACATAGTCGCGCCGGATCGCCCATTTGTAGAGGGCCGACACCGCCTTCAGCATGTTGTCCGCCGCGCCCGGTGTCGCCCCCATCTTGTCGTGCATCTTGACCAGCTGGGCGCGGGGCATGTTCGCATCCTTGTCGCCGTGTTCGGCGATCAGCTTGGCAAGGTGGTGCCGGTGGCCCTTGAACGTCAGCGGGCTTGCCAGACGATTACCGACGCGAGCCTCGAGGTCGGCCAGGTACAGACCGACCAGCCACTCCACAGACCCCTTGACCGCACGGCTGACCGGCAGCGGAACCCCGTCACGCAGAGAGGCGTAGTGGTCCAGGAACTCGCGGCTGCCCGGCTTGCCTTTGAGCGTGACCTTCACTCCGCCCCGCCGGAAGCGGTAGCGGATCGCGCCAGACGGCAGGCGCTCCTCGGTCACATATTCAAGGCGCATCAGGTCCACGGCTTCGGCTTCCGATCATCGTGGTCCGATTCTGGCTTCACGTCCAGCGTCGGGGCGATGGTCACGCTCTTGCCGTTAGCCGTGGCGATGGTCACCGTGACGCCCTCAGCCTTAACCAGCGCGGCAGCCTGGGCGAGGTCGGCTTGAGTGATGCGGGCGCGGGCGGTCATGCAGCCACCTCGAACTTGCCCACCTCGTTACCCCAAGCAGTCCAACCCGACCGCTCCTGCCGCGAAAAGAGGTCCAACCGCTCGACGCCGGGCAGCAGCTTCTCCGCCTCGGTATAGGCCTCATCCGGCTTGCGGCTGTGCTGGCGGACGGGCCCCATGACCACGGAGCGGACATTGCGCGCGGTGCGCGGCTGGCCGCGCGTCCCGATCAGGAAGGGCTCACCAGCGCAGCGCAGGATGTAGCCGGTGCCGAACGCCAGCTTCCCGTGCTTCGTCGTCTTTACCCAGTGGCCGGCCGTCTTGAACGTGAAGCCCCAAGCGCGCATCACCGCGAAGGCATCCGGCAGCATCGGGTTGGTGGCCCAGAGCCAGAGGATGGCATCTTTGGCCGCCACATCGCCAACCGGCATCGTCTCGATCGACGCGCGGGACATGGTGGCGTACTGGCCGCTCGCGCCTTTGGCGGTGATGCCCTTGGCGCTGCGGGTGCGGAAGTGCCAAGGCGGATCCGCCATGATCAGGCCGAAGCCGCCTTGGATGAAAGGCAGGTCGCTCATGCCGCCGCCTTTATCGCGCGGGCAATCTCAGCCAGGGTGAGGCGGGTCATTTGCGCGACTCCGGTGCAAACGCATCCAGCGCCATGAACACGGGCCATGCGATGATCGCTAAGGCCGCCATGAGCGGCGCGAGCGTTGGGAACCATTCGCCGTCTTCGGACCGCATCCATTCCCTGCAATCTTCCACTTCCTCATCGAAGTGGCGAATACCGGCTAGAACCGGCAGCGCGTAAAGGGCTAGAGCAACCCACCAACCCACGTCGGTCATGGCTTCCTCACCAGTTGCAGGGCCAGCAGATAGACCGCACGGCGAAGGTCTTTCGGCATCGTGGCGAGCGGCCCGAGCGGTCGGCCTAGGCGTGCCTCAATGATCTGGCGGGCGGTCAGTCGCGGCAACGGGTCTTCCGCAAGGCGCTTAAGTGCGTCCATCCCTACGCCTCCTTCCCGCTGCCCTGCTCATGCGCCGCGAGGGCGGCAAGACCGGCGGGCGTAATCCATTCGCGAGTGTTTTGAGCGTCGCAGTCGGTCCAATCAAACCTGTAGCAAGATGCTGCCGCGCGGTCGTAGGCGAACGCCTGCGGCCCCTCGTCGCGCAGCTTCCGCAGCCACTGTGCTTGCGCCTCGGTCATTTGGCCCCTCCAGCAGCGGATACTTCGGCAATCCGGTTTTCCAATATGGTCAGACCGCGCGGCTTGCGGATGCGGTAGCGGTCTACCTGCCATCGACTGAACAACGGCAAAACGGGGGATATAAGAACGCGATCATCTTCAAAGCCGACGACGATGCATTCATGCGTTAGGCGGCCGCGCATTAGCAGATCAGCAACCTCCATTTGGACGTAGGCTCCAACAGGAGGCGGGACACTTCCATCAATCCAAGGCCCCCACGCGGTCATTTGGGCGTCTCCTCAACTTTTCGGATGGCGGAGGCAGCGGCGCGGATTTGGTCAAGGAGACGGTCCTTGGCGACCCTCGGCAAAATCCACGAGCCAGAAATGAATTCTCCAACCCGCTCCATCCCGCGTGCCTCGGCATCGCGGATAAGCGTGGAGACAAGATCAGCGTGGACGTATTCTTTGGCGCGTTCGGTCTTCCCAGGTCCCGCAAACCAAGTGTCCTCGTCGACCCAAATCCTTTCTGGTGCTTCACTCATCGACGTTCTCCAAATCAGCGACATACCGCCAGCCGAAGAGGTCCACGGCTTGGTTGCGGTCCAGGATTTCAATCGGGGCGGCGGGCGCGAGGGCGGCGCGGAGCAATTCAGCGCACTCCAACGCCTCGGACGCCTTTGCGCTTTCAACGATAGACGCCTGCTGACTGCCCTCGTCGTCCATTTCAAAGAGGCGGGCGGCTGTTGTCATGTGGTCTGACCAACGACTGCGCATCGCCCGCTCCGCCGCCTTCAGCCGGGCAATCTCGTCCAGCGCGGCGCGGGTGTTCCACATGGGCACCGGGGCCACAACGTCACTTCCAGCGCATTCGTAGTGCGGGCTGGAACAGCTGACCTGAGTTGCCCCGTTGTATTGGAAAGTCTTCGGATGCTTTCCACAGAACGGGCAAGGCAGAAGGTCCGTCATTCTCATCTCTCCTCGGGGGTAGCCGCCAGCCCGCGCGCAGGCTGGCGGTGGGGGTCAGGGGGTGCGGTCCTGAAGGATGTCTAGAAGCGCCGCGCGATCCTCTTTGCTGAGCGCGAGTTGCTCTGCAAAGCCGCCCATCCGGTTCATCATCGCGAGCTCTACCGAGTCGGGCCCCTTGGCGAACCTGACGCCCGCCGCGATCTTTGCCTTCCAGAAGCCGAAGTCGGTCGGAGTCAGGTACAGCGACCAAGTTTCCGACTTTCCCTCGGTGACGACACTCACGTCCAGCTTGTCAAATCGCTTGACGGCCGCCGTGGGCGTCTCACGAACAAGATGCTCGTAGAACGCAAGAAACTGGTTGTAGCGATCAACCTCCGCCTCTCGCTTCTCAGTGAAAAACTTGGCGACGGCGATGAACCGTTGTGCAAGCGTTGCCATCTCAGCACCCCACTCCCGGAGTCGGTTCCGGGGTCTCTTCCGGCCCGTTGCAGCCGTGCGACTGCCCGGCGATCAGCGCCAGGATCAGCGCCCCGGCGATCAGGAACGGCACCGCGTTGCTGCGCGGCGCGGCGGTTTCGGCGGCGTCCTCCACAATGACCGGGCCGCCAGCGTGGGCAGGCGCGGCAAGCAGGAGGGCGGTGGATATGGCGAGGATGGTCTTCATTGGTCGTCCTTTCGGTGGTTGGGTTAAGTGGTTTTTCGTTCAGCGAGGCCCTTGTCGCGGGCCACGTTCAGTTCGGTGCGGGCGGCGTCGTTGCCGGTGGCGCCCAGCTCGCGCGCTTTTGCGCGGTAGGCGGCGGTGATCTCTTCCTCGGTGGCGTTGGGTCCGACGCCAAGGACGGTGGTCCAATGGGCAGCGCCGGGCGCTGGAAGCGCGGCAATGAAGCCCCGAAAGGTGGTGCGGACCATGTTGATGCCGGCGTGGCGCAGTTCGACCCGGCGGGCCTCGAGGACATGGTGGATGGCCTGCAGGTTCTCGGCTACCGTCTGGTAGCGGTCGACCGCGATGCAGCGCAGGGCGCCGTCCCATTCGAACCAGACCGCAATGCCGGGATCGGCCGGCTTGTCGTCCATGAAGCTGGCGTTCGACGTGATCTGCACCTGCGCCAGATGCTTGCCGCTGTCCTGCGCGAAGAGACGCAGGCTGTCCTTCACGTTTTTCAGGGCTTGGTTGAAGCCGGTGCGGAAGGCGGATTTCTCGCGGGTCTTCACGCGCGGGTGGCCTTCAGGCCAAAGCAACGGGTAGGGCGGGATCATAGCGACCTTTCGGGGACAAGAGGCCCCCGGCGCGGGGCGCACCACTGACGCCGGGGGCAGTTACCAACAGGGAGGATGTGCGGCTCGTCTCCCGCCGCCGGGAAGGGGTCAGGGCTGATCGTCGAGGCGGGCCATCTCGCGCTGATGGTCCTCGTTGATCTGCCGCTGGATTTCCTCGTCGGTGGGGGCGGTCAGGGTGGCGGTGCCGACGATCTCGCCCTCCTGGATCTCGTCCACGATCTCGGCCTCGGCGTAGACCACACCACCGCGGCGCGGGGCGGGCGCGGCCTGCGGGTTGACCTCGCGGGCGGCGTCGGGGCCGTAGTCGCTGACTTCCTCCGCCACCTGCATACCCATCAGCGCGTCGGCCGCGCCGTCGCGGATGGCCCAAGAGCGGGCGCGGTGCGCAATCATCCGTTGGGGGTACGCCTGCCACGGGCCGGGCTTGCCGAGCAGCTGGGCGCGCTTCGCATCGGCGATGCCGAACCGGCGCACCACCTTCTTGCCGTCCGAGCGGGTCAGGGTGGCAACTGCGGTCAGGCTCTCGCCCTGGCCCTCGTAGTCAACGTCGATGTGGTGCCCGGCGCGCTGGACAAGCGCCGGCAGGGCGTCACCCCAGAGCGTGGCGCGGCCGTTGATCACCGCGATCGAGGAAAGGGCCTGCATCGGGTTCAGGCCAACTTCCATCCCGCGCATGATGGCGGCGGTGATGGCGGGGGCGTTGCCCTGGAACTGCTTGGGCACCATGTCGCCCGACTTCGACAGAACGTCAGCCAGCTTCAGAAGCTGGGCGCTGTCCTTCGGCACGAAGGCCGCCAGCGCGCCGCCGGGCGTCATGGGTTGCGGCGTGGTAACGCCTTGGGTTGCGACTGCGGTCTGGTTCATGCTGCGTCTCCTTCTGGGCCTTGCCATGCCATCGCGGCGGCAAGCGTTGCGTTGCTGGGCTTCGGCGCGCGTTCGGCGCGGTCTTCCATCTTGGTCAGGTGCCAGCCGGGGGCGCCGATCACGGCCACCCGGGCGGGGTAGCCCGGCCACTTGCCCGAGGTCAGGCACTCGCCCCAGATCCGGCGGGCGTCGCGGGCAAGCGCGTCGGCATGGTCGAACCAGTCCGCCTCGTCGCCGGGCTTGCGGTAGAGTTCCGCGACCGAGACGCCGAAGGGCGGCTCCTTCTCGACAAAGACGATGCGGAATTTCCGGTCTTCGCCCGTGGCGGCCCTCCAGACGGCCAGGTAATGCGCGGCCTGGATGTCGTAGCCGTAGGTCGCGACGGTCTTCGCCAGAGCCTCGGGCGAGGCGTCTGTCGTGGACTTGAGGTCGTAGAGCGGGAAGCGCGAGTCTGCCGGCGCGTTGTCGATCATCGCCCGGCACATCACGCCGTCGACCGAGGCCAACGCGACCATCTCGGAACGGGCCGGGTCAAGCGTAATGCCCATCGCGGTCAGCTGGCGGTCGACGGCCAGGGCCATCTCGCCGATCTGATCCACCTCCTCGGCCTTGAGCGGGGTGCGGCCGGCGGCGCGCTGTTCCTCGGCCCAGGCCTTCGCCTCCTTCGTCGAAGCCGCGCCATTGCTGGCGAGCAGCTCTGCGGGGTAGGCCACATAGTCTCCGCCGCGACCCAGCACGGCGCGGTGCGCGGCACGGCCGATGTCGAAGGTCTTCTTCTCGGTCGGCTCCCACGCCGGGTTCAACCGTGGGTGGGCCGTCCAGGCGTGGAGCGGCGACCGGGCGAGCAACGTGCGGGCCAGCGTCGACGAAAGCGTCGGCGTGCCGCAGAGGAGGTCGGCGTGGTATCGGGCTTCGGGGATGCCGGCATGGACGCCTTGGGCGAGGAAGGGTGCGTCGAGCATCACAGCCACCCAGTCCCGGCCAGCATCGCCACTGCGACCAGAACTCCCCAGCCAGCAATCGCCGGCCAGCGGTCGCGGTGCTGCATCGCCACGCGCACCGAGGTCAGCTGCTTGGCCTCGTTCAGCCGCAGTTGCTCGCGCCGGTTCATGGCGAAGATCATCGCGTCGGCCGTCAGGTGGTCGTGCCCGTCGCCCCAAGCGGTCAGCACCGCGCAGGCGTCACGCAGGACCTGGTCGCTGTGGCGCTTCGGGCTGCGCAGGACCGCCCGGGCGTTCTGGACCGCCTCGGCGCGCTCGGCGGCGATGTTGGCGGCGCGCTCGTGCTGGATCAGGCGGGTGAAAGCGGCCTGGTCGATCGGGAGGCGGAGGAGTTGGCCCATCACGCAGCCTCCACTTCTTCGGCCCGCACCATGTCGAGCAGAGCCGACAGCGCGACCTCGTAAGCCTGGATGCCGTCGCGGTCCGAGATGCCGGCGGCGTAGATGGTGCCGGGCGTCGCGGCTTCGCAGTCGTGCTTGTGCGTCAGGCAGACCGACTGGAATTCCTGCGACCAGTGCGCGGGCAGAACCTGGCCGAAGCGCAGGTTGTGCTGACGGCGCTTCTCGGCAACCTCGCCGGCCTGACGGATCAGGGCGCGAGCGAGCGCGGCGCGCTTCGGCGCGGGGACGGTGACGAGGGCGTTGGCGAAGGCGTTCAGGTCGCAGGGAAGAAGGCGGTGCATCGGGTCGGCTCCATCGCTGGTGATGGGCCGACTATGCGTTATGCGTAACGTCGTGTCAACGCAAAAAGCGTAACATTATGCATAGCGCGGTGTGCTGAGAATCGGATCGCCAAATGAAAAGGTCCCGCGCCGGCGGGACCTCGGCGCCCAACTAGGACCAGCTGCTACTTCCGCTGGAGATACGGCCCGGCGCTGACGTAATCGCAGGCGCTTCGGTCGTCGTCGTTGTAGATCACCAGGATTGAGAGCGCGGACTCCCTTGCTGTCACCGCCAGCTCACCAGCAGCGATTTGGTCATCGAGCGACTTGCCTTTCGCGGCCTCCACTGATGTCACCGCGTATTCGTCAAAGTCCGCGCTGAGCTTTTGGTAGCAGGCCTGCTCATCCTCGCTGCACCCAGCAACAACCAGAACCCCGACGGGGAGGCATACGCGCAGCAAAGGGCCTGCTTTGATCACTCCCTACCCCTCTCCTGATGGCCTATGGAATCGACCGCTGGAGCAGCTGATCGGCGCAAACGCTCGCCACGGCGAACACCAAGTCCCGAGGCATATTGTCAAGAGCCAGGCGCACGGCGTTATGCTCTCCGCTCGCATAGGCGGCATCCAACTTCGGCAGCAGGTCAGCGAACCTGCGCTGGACATCAGGGTCGCCGATAGCTTCAATGGTTGTGGCCGCGCAACGCTCCAGCTTTTCGGAGTAACTGTAGACGCACCCAGACAGCGCCACGGCGGCGCTGCCAAGGAGCAGCGCGCGGCTCATTCCTTCACGCCCTTCCAAATCACCTTGCCGACGACCTCGACGTCTTCGAACGAGCGCTCCTGGTTCGGGTACTGCGGGTTGTCGCTGACAAGCATCACCGTCCCGCGGCGTGATCCGCGACTGATCCGCTTGACCAGCAAGCTGTCGCCGCCGTCGCGGACCACGAAAAGCCCATCATAGGACAGGTCTGTCTTGCTCAGGTCCACCATGACGATGTCGTCATCTGACAGCGTCGGCTCCATGCTCTTGCCCTTCACCCCGATGATGGCGAGGTTCTTTGGGTGGGACCTGGTGATCTTGCTCAGGTAGCCAGGCGGGAAGGAAAGTCGGTCGACAACCATTTCTGTGCCTACAAGAGAGCCAAAGCCAGCGCTGGCCTCGACGTTGTAAACATCGATCATGTCGCCCGCCGGTTCCGGCAGAGCAGATGGCAAGGCCGGATCGCGCTCATCCAGATCACCTCCGAAGAGGATCCACTCCGGTGGCACCTTGAATGCGAGCCCGTATCTCGCAGCTGCGCCAGGCGTCACCCCGCGTGAACCGTTCTCGTGGCCAAGGTAAGTCGACTGCGTCCAGCCGAACCGGCGGACAGCGTCGACAGCATTCTCAAATCCTGCGGCCTCTCGGGCCTGCTTCAATCGATCCGCTACGCTCATGAGGTAACGGCTAGCAGAATGCGTAACGCATTGGGCGTTGACTGCGTTACGCATTGCGCGTAATGTGGTCGCCATGCAAACCATCTTCGACATCTGGCCCACGACGGCCGAACTCGCGAGCGACCTTGGTGTGCCTTACACCACAGCCGCTTCTTGGCGGGTCCGGGGAAACATCCCCGCCAAGCATGATCTGGACCTGATCGCCGCTGCGGCGGCGCGCGGGCACGAATTGAAGTTGGAAACTCTGGCGGAAATGCGCCGGAGCCAAGCTGGTGCCGCCTGATGGGCCGAGCGATGGCAGTATCGGCGGACTTGGAACCTCGGGGGCGAGATGGTGTCGCATTGGCGTCTTCCTCTGCAGTGCTCGAGAAGATTGCCACGCCTGATGCCGCCGCGTCCCCCGGAACATTGTCCGGTCGGCCGTGCGACCCATACGCCTTCCGGCGCCTCTATCCGCACAAGTGGCGTGACTTTCTGAGGGCGCACTTCAAGAGCGCCACCGAGGTCGAAGCGTTCTTCAGCATCGACGACAAGTGCGCCCGCAACTGGTGGCACGGGAAGACCGGACCGCAGGGGTGGGCGGTGGACTTCGCCCGAGAGGCACTGGCCGCGCCCTTCATTTCCCCAAATCCCGCCCGGAGCACAGCATGACCCACAACCCTGAACCGGCGCCGATTGCTTTTGTTCCCGACCTTCCCGACGAAGAGCCCGATGCGCCGCAGCGGTTCCGCGTCTACGCCGACCAGCGCAACCCGGACCTTGGCCGGGCCCTCATGTGGGGCACCGTGATCCTGATGAGCGTCGCGACCTGGCTGGCGATCGTCTGGGCGGTGCTGTCGTGATGTCCGCACCTTCTGCCCTGCCGCGCTGGTCCTCCCTGGGCGCGGCCAACTGCCTCGGCCTGCGGGTCGAGGCCCTTCATCCCCATCCGGGCGCTGATGCCCGCGATCCGCTGGCCGACGGATTCGGTCGCCCCAAGGCCCAGAACGGCGGAGGTTCTCTCAATCGCGAGCCCCCAGCACAGGGGACGGACTGCCTGTCCGCAGCCCCGGCGCGGAGTGGTTGCCGTGCCGGGGCCTCCACGCTGCGGAGGACCAACCCATGAGCAACCTTGCCGAGCTGAACAAGCACCTCTTTGCCGCCCTCGACCGCCTGGACGTCGAGAACCTGACTCCCGAGCAGATCGAGGCCGAGGTCAAGCGCGCCGGCGCCATCGTCGAAGTGGCGGACCGCATTACCGAGAACTCCAAGGTGACGCTGCAGGCGGCGAAACTGTACGCCGAACACGGCGACAAGATCCTTGGGCACCTGCCGCAGATCGGAAAGGCTGGCGACAAATGAAGGGCCGCTGGATCCACTACAGCGACGAGGAGCTGGGCTGGATCAAGGCGATGGCTGACGAGCCGCGCGCCGAAACCCATGCGCTGTTCGTCCAGATCTTCAACCGGCACGACGTGAGCCTCACGAACTTCAACAGCCTGTGCAAGCGGAATGGGTGGCTGACCGGTCGGACGGGGCGCTTCGAAAAAGGCAAGGCGGGTGGGTCTCTTGGGCCCGAACATCGTGCGGCATTCCTGGCCGCTGGTGCAAAAACCCGGTTCAAGAAGGGCGAACGCCGGGGCGTGGCGACCAAGCTCTACCAGCCCATCGGCACTGAACGCGTGAGCAAGGATGGCTACCGCGAGCGCAAGGTGAATGACGACCTGCCACTGCAGAAGCGTTGGCGCGCAGTGCACTTGGTCGAGTGGGAAAAAGTCAACGGGCCGCTGCCGGCAGGACACGCACTGAAGTGCCTTGATGGCAACAAGCTCAACGTCCACCCGTCCAACTGGGAGTGCATTCCCCGGGCCCTGCTGCCCCGCCTCAACGGGCGCTTCGGGCGTGACTACGATTCGGCGCCAGCAGACCTTCGCCCAACGATCATGGCCATAGCAAAGCTGGAGCATCGGCTTCGCGAAACGCGAAAGGCCGGCGCATGACCCGCATATCGCCAGCCTCCCGCGAGAGCGACGAGCGCCTGCTGCGTTGGCTCCGGTTGCGGGCGCGCATGTCGGCCAACCGTGCCGCGAAGGCTGCCGGCATAGCTCCGGGCGCGCTGATCATCGCCACGGGCAACGTCGCCAAGGCTGACTGGGCTGAGAGCGGCGAGGACGTGAGCGCGGCCTATCCATGGCACAGGAGGGCCCATGAATGACCGTCGCTGCATCACATGCGGCGCGCCCGCTTCCTTCGGCTTCGGCTGGCCGGGCATTCCCCGACTCCTGCCCAAGGGAAAGCGAGGAACTCTCTGGACCTGCCACGCCCACCGCGCGGACGGAGAGGCGCGTCGCGCTGCTGCACTTGCAGTTGCGTCGGGATCTGCTGGCCGACCGGCTGCGCCGGCTGCAGCGCCAGAGCCGGAACAGGGAAGTCTCGGCCTGTAGCCGGGAGCTGCGGGCCATAACCACACAGATCATGACGATGGGAGGGCGGGATGCCTGATGGACAGATGACGGACGCCCCGCGCGTCAATTTTGCATCGTACGATACACCTTCGCAGCAGACCTATCAGGGCCTGGACCGGGCTTTTGCCCACTTCAACCGCATCCTGTTCGAAAACCGCCTGCCCGACGTCCACATGGTGGTTCACCGCAAGAGGAACGCGCGCGGCTACTTCCATCAGGAGCAGTTCAAGCACCGGGAGTCGGGCGAGCGGATCGACGAGATCGCGCTGAACCCGGACAGCATGGGGCGCACCTTGCCGGAAGTGCTTTCGACCTTGGTCCACGAGATGGTGCGCCTTTGGCAGCAGCACGAGGGCAAGCCGGGCAAGGGTGGCCACAACAAGGAATGGGCGGAAAAGATGGATTCCATCGGCCTGACGCCCACCAGCACCGGCGCCCCAGGTGGAAAGCGCACGGGTAGGAACATGACGCACATGATCGATGCGGGCGGGCCTTTTGACGTGGCCTGCTCAGAGCTCCTGGTGGCCGGCTTCGATCTGCCCTGGTTCACTGAAGCACCGCCGCCCAAGCCAAAGAAGAAGGACCTGTCGAAGGTCAAGCACACCTGCCCGGACTGTGATGCGAACGCATGGGGCAAAATTGGGATCAACCTGGTCTGTGGCTCTTGTAACGCAACGATGTTCGCAGACGAGGCGGCCTGACCATGCGCGACAAGCCCATCAACAGCCGCGCAAAGGGCGCAGCGTTCGAGCGTGAGGTCGCCGCTCAACTGGAGGCGCTGACCGGGATACGGTTTCAGCGCAATCTGGAGCAGGTGCGCGCGGTCGATCATTGCGACCTGCTCCCGGACGACCCTGCCTGGCCCTTCAGCTTGGAGCTCAAGCGGTACGCTGACGGCACGACCTGCCGCCCGGCGTGGCGCGACCAGGCGGAGCGCGCCGCGGCGAAGAACGGGAAGATCCCGGCGGTGGTGTTCCGCTTCGACCGGCAGGACGTGCGGGTGTCGGTTCCCCTCGCTGCAGTCGGCAAGGCGCTCGGCGCGAAGTGGCGCGAGGACGGCTGGGCCGAGATCGACCTGGCCGGGCTGGCGTACATGGCCGCCGAGATCATGGCGGGGGAAGAGGCATGACCCGCGCCATTCTCCCGAACGCCCGCCCGAACATCACCCGCGCCGTCGAGTGGGACAGCCACCAGTTCACCGTCACGATCGGCTTTGACCCGGCCAACGTCCAGCCGGCCGAGGTCTTCGCAGACACGCGCAAGGGCGGCCAGATGCAAGCCACGCTCGCTGACGCCTGCGTCGTGATCAGCATCGCCCTGCAGCACGGCATTGCGCCCGCAGACCTTGCCAAGTCCCTCGGCCGCACCCCCGTGCTTTGGGGCGATGAGGGCCAGACGCAGCCCGCCAGCCCGCTGGGCGCCATCGTCGAGGCTATCCTCGCGGAGGTGCGGGGATGAGTCTGCGCGTCCTGATAGCCTGCGAAACCTCTGGCGTGATGCGTCGCGCCTTTGCCTCAAGGGGCCACGACACATGGTCTTGCGACCTTCTCCCGGCCGAAGATGGGAGCAACCGCCACATTCGCGGCGACGTCCGCAATTACCTTGGCGACGGATGGGACTTGCTGGTTGTGGCGCACCCACCCTGCACCCGGCTCTGCAACTCGGGCGTCCGCTGGCTACATGTCCCGCCTCCCGGCAAGACAATGGCGCAGATGTGGGCCGAGCTGGAGGACGGCGTTACCCTGTTCACCGCATGCTGGCTGGCGCCAGTGCCGCGTGTCGCGGTCGAAAACCCTGTGATGCACCGCCACGCCCGCGAGCGCATGCCGGCTGACCTCCCGAAGCCTCAGATCGTCCAGCCGTGGTGGTTCGGTGATCCGGCCTTCAAGGCGACCGGGTTCTATCTGCGCGGGTTGCCGCCCCTGACCCCGACGTTGCGACTGACGCCGCCGAAGGCCGGGACTGACGACCACAAGGCATGGTCCGCAGTCCACCGTGCACCACCCAGCCCGGAGCGGTGGAAGTTCCGCAGTCGCACGTTTCAAGGCATCGCCGATGCTGCCGCCGAACAGTGGGGCAGCGCAGCGCAGGAGGCCATCGCAGCATGACCCACTCGCATCCGGGCACTGAAGCCCCGATCCGCGCCGGCGGGACCGGCAGCCCCACGGCCAAAGCCTTGGCCTGTCATCGCAAGGACCACACCACAGCGGCAAAGCTGCCTGTTCGCAAGGCCCCGGCTGGGAGTTGTCCCCCGGCTGGGGCGGCGGAGACGGCAGAGCAGATCGCCGCGCGGTACGGCGCCGTCGCCAAGGCTGGGGTTGCCGTCCAGCGCGTTGCCCCTGGCGTCTCCGGCCTGCCGCCACTGATCTGGGACGACCGGAAGGGTCTTGTCTACGCGGTCAAGCCCGACCTCCAGCGTCTCACCTTCGGCGGACGGAAACCGCAAACCATGACGGTCGGGGACAGGACGTGGCGCTCGATGGGCGACATGGGGCGTGACCTTGGAATCTCGACCGCGGCCATCAGCAAAGCCTTCAAGGCGGGCAAGCTGGCAGAACTCGTAGCGCGTCACACGCGCGAGGCGGCGGCATGAACGCGCGTCCAACCATGCCCACGCAACCTTGGGAGATACCCGACCCGGCCGGCGACATATGGGACCATGCGCCCGATGAAGGGGCCATAACAGCGGCGCGGAACCGTGCGCGCAAACCTGCGGACGAGCTTGCGGGCCGCGTGTTCATGGGCCGCCTGAACGTCTCCGACCTCGACTACATGGCCAAGGCAATCCTGCAAATGTGCGACGAAAACCACGAGTTGCGGGAACGGGTCCGGCGGTTGGAAGAGAGGCTCGGGATCAAGTGAAGCGCCACATACCCTATTTCAGCTTCTACCCGGCCGACTTCATGAACGGCGTCCGGGGCATGAGCGCCCAGGAAGTCGGCGTCTACATGATGCTGCTTTGCCGTATCTACGAGGAAAACGGCCCGGTCGATTTCAACCCGCTGCGCCTATCCACCTACTGCGGAATGAGGCAGGCGACCTTCGAAAACGTGGTCTCGAAACTGCTGGACCTGGGCAAGCTGGAGATGGTCGGAGGCACCATCACGAACCGCCGCGCCGAGGCCGAAATCTCAAAGCGTGCGGACGACTTGAAAAATAGTTCCAAGGCCGGGAAGGCAAGCGCCAAAAAAAGGCAAGAAAAACAAAGGGGCGCGGCAACGGACGTTCAACAGCCGTTCAACCACACAGACACAGACACAGACACATATCTTCCAGATGCTAACGCATCTGGCGCAGAGCCGCCTTCGGACGAGGATTGGAACGCCTGGCGGGACAGCCTGGAAGCGCCATCGGATCCGGACCCAGAAGACCCGGTGAAGACCCTTTTCGACGCAGGCATCCGCATCCTCACGAGCGCTGGCATGACCGAACAGCGCGCCCGCACCTTCCTTGGCAAGCTGCGCAAGGACCACCCCGGCAAGGACGAGGCCATCCTCGCGGCAATCATGAACTGCCGGAAGGCAGGGGCCGTCGACCCGGTGCCGTGGATCACCGCCAGCATGTCCAAGCCCAAGACCCCATCCGTCGCCGAGATCATGGCCAGAATCCCACCGCTGGAGCGCACCCAATGAACATGCACGAAGCCGACATTCGCGGCCGCCTGACCCGCTTCCTCGACCGCAAGCAGATGCCGAAGCGCCTCGAAGGCAAGGGCGGCGCGATGGAGGACGAGATCAGCGCCTTGACGCAAGCCGTCCTGCGCAACGCGCCTCGGTCGACCGACCGGCTGGCCGAGTGGTGGCCGCACTTCGAAGCTGCTCTCGGCGAGACGGCGATGGGCGGGCTGTGGCCGACCGAGCGCGAGATCCGGGATGCGGCCAAGAGCGTATCGGTCAAAGCGTCATCAGTCGCCGCGCCGCCGGAGCAGAAGACCGAACTGCAGATCGTTGCCGACCGCATGAGCCGCGGCGACCCGGTGGCTGAGGGCTGGCTCTACGGCCGCGCCGCTTGCGAGATCATCGCCGCGCGGATGGTCGACGAGCCGACCATGCGCCGGTATCGCAGCGCCGCGTTCATGGCCCGCAAGGACGCTTATGGCGAGGCGGCCGCGCTGGAATGGGAGCGCCAGGCCAAGCAGCGCCACGCCGAGGCGCGGGAAGCGTTCAAGGACCGGACGCCGCACCACGGGCCGGGGCCGGACATCAGCGCCAAGCACTTCGGCGGGGAGGCGGCATGAGCAGGCCCCGCAAGTTCGGCAAGCGTGACAAGTCCGGCCGCCTGAAGCGGGACCAGCGCCGGGATTTCACCTTGGAGAAGGAGGTCGAGATGCAGGCCAACACACTCACCAAGCGCGCAGACCTCAGCGGACTAACCGCCAAGCGGGTCGCGAAGGGTGAAGCTCTTACGCTCGCCGACTTGGTGGCGATGCGCGCGCAGATCAGCGGCTGCGAGGCCGGCCGGGCGATCATGCGCCATACGGAATCGACCGAGGAGCGCACCAGCCTCTTCGGGGCGGTGCAGCACATGCGGATCGTGACCGCCCGCTACGACCAGGCGATCGGGGCGCCCAACCGTCACGCGGCCTCTCTGCGCATCCTGCTGCCAGTCGACGAACTCCACGCCGACGCAAGCAGCCCGGCGCTGGACGACCGCACCCCGGAGGCCCGCGACCGCGCCGCCGTTTCGGCCTACATGCGGCTGGAGGGCTGGCTGATGCACACCGATGGGCGCGCCGCCAGCGAGGCGAAGCGGGTGTGCCTGGACGATCAGCGCGTCAAGGATCAGGAGGGGCTGATGCTCGCCCTTGCCTGCGTGGCCGAGGGGCTGGCCGGGCGCAAGATTTCGTGGCGGGGGCGGTGACATGCGCGACTGCTTGACAGACATCCGGGAAAAAGGCAGATTACCACCATCAGAAGTTGCGCCCGGAGGAGAAATCCTGCCGGGCGTTTCCATTTCCGAACATCGGAGAGAGACATGACGATCCCGCAGGAGAAGCGGGAGGCGATCCTTGCGACCGTGATGGGGGGCGCCTCCGTTCGCAAGGCGTGCAAGGAACATGCAGTCACCCGGTCGGAGTTGTACGTGGACCTCGCTGCAGATGCCGAGTTTGCGGACCATTATGCGCGCGCGTTGGCCATCCGCGCAGACGAGCAGTTCGACGAGATGGACGAGATCGTCGACACAGTGAAAGCCGACCCGGTCGAGATCGCCAAGGCGAAACTGAAGGTCGACACCCGCAAGTGGACGCTGGCCCGGATGAACCCGCGCAAGTACGGCGACAAGGTCCAGGTCGGCGGCGCGGACGATCTGCCGCCCGTGGCCACCGTCGACGCGACCAAGCTTTCCTCGCAGGCCCTTCGGGAGATCATGGCGGCGACGGATGCAGCAACTTCGCCTGACGAGGGCTGACCTCCTAGCCGTCGAGCGGGAGTTGTGCAGCCGGTCCTTGGCAGACTTCGCCAAGCGAGCGTGGCGCGTTCTGGAGCCTGCGACCCCGCTCAAGTGGGGCTGGGCGCTGGACGCGATCTGCGCGCACCTCGAGGCGGTGACGGATGGCCGGATCAACCGGCTCCTGATGAACGTTCCGCCCGGCACCATGAAGTCGCTGCTGACCGGGGTGATCTGGCCCGCTTGGGAATGGGGGCCGCGCGGGATGCCGCAAAGCCGGTTCCTCGGGACCGCGCACAAGCAGGACCTGGCCGTTCGGGACAGCATGAAGTGCCGGCGCCTGATCCAGTCGCCGTGGTACCAGGCGCTTTGGCCGATGCCGCTGACCAGCGACCAGAACGCGAAGACGAAGTTTGAGAACCACGCCACCGGCTTCCGGGAGGCGATGGCTTTCACCAGCATGACCGGCTCGCGCGGCGACCGGGTGACGCTCGACGACCCGCTTTCGGCGGACGACGCCAACTCCGATGCGGCGCTAAGGGCCGCAGAACTGACCTTCACCGAAGCCCTGCCGAGCCGGGTCAACAACGACCGATCTGCCATCGTCGTCATCATGCAGCGCCTGCATGAGCGCGACACCAGCGGCATCATCCTCGACCGGAAGTTGCCTTACGTGCATCTGTGCCTGCCGATGCGGTTCGAAGCCGATCGGCGGTGCGTGACCCCGATCTTCGCTGACCCGCGGACCTACGACGGCGAACTGCTCTTTCCCGAGCGGTTCAGCGAGGCCCAGGTCTCGGACCTTGAGCGCACGATGGGGAGTTACGCCAGCGCGGGGCAGTTGCAACAGCGACCGGCGCCACGGGGCGGCGGCATGTTCCGGCGCGACTGGTTCAGGGTCGTCGACGCGGCCCCGGCCGGTTGCCAGTGGGTGCGCGGCTGGGACTTGGCGGCCACGGCCAACGACAACGCCGCATGGACGGCAGGCGTCAAGATCGGACGGGCGCCTGACGGGCGGTTCTACATCGCGGACAGCCGCCGGATTCAGGGCACCGCGGCCGATGCGGAGCGGCTGATCGTCAACACCGCCAGCCAGGACGGCGTGACGGTCACCGGCTCGCTGCCGCAAGACCCCGGCCAGGCTGGCAAGGCGCAGGCTCAGTACCTCGTCAGGCAGTTGGCCGGCTACACGTACAAGGCGACGCCGGAGAGCGGCGACAAGGAAACGCGCGCCCTGCCGCTGGCGGCACAGGCCGAGGCCGGGAACGTCCTGCTGATCCGCGGCGAGTGGAACCGGGACTTCCTGGCTGAACTGGAGACATTCCCGATGGGCAAGTTCAAAGACCAGGTGGACGCGGCGACGCGCGCCTTCGCCGAGCTGGTCAAGCCCCAGCCGCAGACATCCACCCGCGTCGTCGGTGGCTTGGTATGAGCATCACCCAACTGCACCCCGCCCTGACGCTGGAGCGCCGCGCCGAATGGCAGTTGATGCGCGACGCGATGGACGGGGAAAGCGCGGTCAAGGCGCGTGCCGAGACCTACCTGCCGAAGCCCGGCGGCTTCAAGAACAACCCGGCGACCGAGACGGCGCTGTATGAGGCATACCGACTGCGGGCGCAGTTCCCCGAGATCGTGGCCCCGACCGTGGCAGCGATGATCGGGATCGTGCACGACCGGGAAATTCAGATCGAAATGCCCGACGCGATGAAGTTCCTCTGGGAGGACGCAGACGGGCTCGGCCTGCCGCTGGAGGCGTTCCATCGCCGTATCACGCGGGAACTTTTGGTCATCGGCGCTTATGCCGTGCTGGCCGACGCGCCGAGGGAAGGCGGCAACCCGTTCCTCGCAGGCTATGCCCGGGATTCGGTGATCAACTGGGACAAGGACTGGTGGGTCACCGACGAGACCACCATGCAGCGCAAGGGCTTCGTCTGGGAGAAGCTGGAACGCTACCGGCTCTTCACGATGGGCGCGACCGGCTACGAGCAGTGGCTGTACGAAGCGCCCGGCTTGGCCGCGCAGGAGATCAAGATCACGGGCCGGGGCGGCGCGCTTCTGCCCCGCATCCCGTTCGCCGTGGGTAGCGCCCGCGACCTGTCGCCCCGGATCGAGGCCCCGCCGCTGATCGGCGTCGCGCGGGCCGCGCTGGGGATTTACCAGCTTTCGGCCGACTACCGCTGGCAGCTCTATATGTCCGGGCAGGAAACGCTGGTCGCCATCAACGGCAAGGGGCCGAGCATGGTCGGCGCGGGCGTCATCCATGAAATGACGGGATCGGAAGGGCTTGCGCCGGACCTCAAATACGTCAGCCCGACCTGTTCCGGGATCGAGGCGCACAAGGCCGCAATCGAGGACCTGCGCGTCCAAGCCATCCACGCCGGGGCGCGGCTGGTCGAGACGGCGCAGGCGCAGGAAAGCGGCGCGGCGCGGCAGATGCGGTTCGCGTCCGAACTCGCCACCCTGACCAGCATCGCGCAGAACTCGTGTGCCCTTCTGGAGCGGTCGCTGCGCAACGTGGCGATGCTGATGGGGCTGGGCGAAGCGGCAGAGGAAGCCATCGTCGTCACCCCGCCGACGGACCTTCTCGACACCACCATGACCCCAGCCGACGCCGAGGCGCTGATGCGCGTCTGGCAGGGTGGCGGCATGGCTTGGGAAACCTACTACGCGGCGCTGCAGCGTGGCGGGATCGCCTCCAGCGAGCGGGACGCGGACGCAGAATATGCCCTGATCGAAGGTCAGGACTTCAACGGCGAAGGTGACGACGCCGACACCAGCCCCGATGGGGCGCAACCCTAGGAGCCGTGCCGATGGCACTTAAAGCCTTGCTGGAGACCCTTGATGGCGTCGATGACGCTGTGAAACCCTTCTACGCCGAAGCCGATGGCAAGTTCGTCTTGCAGGTTGAAGGTGTGGACGACCACCCCGACGTGGCCAACTTGAAGAACGCCTATTCCCGCACCAAAGCGGACAAGGAATCGGCGAAGCAGGAAGCCGCCACGCTGAAGGCGCAGATCGAGGAACTGAGGAAAGGCGCCCCCGACACGGCGGCGACCCAGGCCAAGATCACCCAGTTGCAGGAGCAGCTGGACGCGGCCAACGCCAAGGCCGGGGAGTGGCAGACGAAGTACACCGGCGTGACCCGCGACCAGGCGCTGACCGGCGCCCTGCAGTCGGCCGGGATCACCAGCCCCACCTTCCTCAAAGCCGCGCAAGCCATGCTCTCGGGCATGGTGAAGTTGGGCGAGGACGGCTCGGCCTATGTCGAGACCGGCATGGGTCCGAAGGTGCTGGGCGACTTCGTGAAGGGATGGGCCGCGAGCGAAGGCAAGGACTTCGTGACGCCGCCGAAGGGTGGCGGAGCGGGCGGGACTGACCAGACCCGCACCGGCACGACCATGAAGCGCAGCGATTTCGAGAAGCTCGACCCCGCCGCGCAACAGAAGGCAATCGTCACCGACAAGGTGACGCTGGTCGACTGATCGCCTCGCCCTCCGATGGGGGCTGGCATTCCCTGAAACCCCATCGAACGGAGAATGAACGATGGCAAATACCCTCACCGGGATCATCCCGACCCTCTACGACGCGCTGAACGTCGTCTCCCGCGAAATGGTGGGCTTCATCCCCGCCGTTCGCCGTGACACCGCCGCCACGCGCGCCGCTCTGAACCAGACCGTCCGCTCGCCTATCGGCGTCGCTGGCGCGCTGGAGGACGTGACCCCTGGCGTGAACCCCGCGGATTCGGGCGACACCACGGTCACCTACACCGACATCACCATCAGCAAATCCAAGGCCGCCCCAGTTCGCTGGAACGGCGAGGAGCAGCTGGCGGTGGGCGCGACCGGGCAGATCAACACGATCCTCCGCGACCAGTTCGTCGACGCGATGCGGAAGCTGACCAACGCCATCGAGGTTGACCTCGCAGCCGCGGCCAAGACCAACGCCTCGCGCGCCTATGGCACCGCCGGCACCGCGCCGTTCGGCACCGCTTCCGACCTCTCGGACATTGCCCAAATCCGCAAGATCCTTGAGGACAACGGTTCGCCGACCACGGACCTGCAACTGGTCCTGAACTCGGCGGCGATGGCGAACCTGCGCGGCAAGCAGTCGGTGCTGTTCAAGGTGAACGAAGCCGGATCGGCCGACATGCTGCGTGACGGCATGACCGACCGCCTGCAGGGCTTCGCGCTCCGCAACTCGGCAGGCATCACCCAGCACACGAAGGGTGCGGCGACCGGCGCTCTGATCAACAACGCCTCGGGTGAGGCGGTGGGTCAGACCACGCTGACGCTGGACACCATCACCGTGAACACCACCGGCATTCTCGCCGGCGACGTGGTGACCTTCGCGGCAGACTCGACCAACAAGTACGTGGTCACCACCGGCCTCGTCGCCACCTCGGGTGACATCGTGATCGGCAAGCCCGGTCTGCTGACGGCCCTCCCGGACAACAACGGGATGACCATCGGCAACAGCTACACCGGCAACTTCGCCTTCGACCGCAACGCCCTTGTGCTGGCGACCCGTGCGCCCGCCCTGCCGAACGGTGGCGACTCGGCCGACGACCGCATGACCCTGACGGACCCGGTTTCCGGCCTGTCCTTCGAGGTCTCGGTCTACCGCCAGTACCGCCAGGTGAAGTACGAGGTCGCGATGGCTTGGGGCGTCGGCGCTCCGAACGGCGCGCACATCGCAACCCTGCTGGGCTGATCTTTCTGAGGGGGCGGGCTTCTCGCCCCCTTTCTCAAGATCAGAGGTTCGCCAATGGCACTCACCATCGAAACCGGCTCCGGCGCAGCTGACACCGAAGCCTACGCCGACGCTGACGCCTACATCGCCTGGCACACGGCGCACTGGGGCACTGCGCCGACGGCCGCCGAAGCCGCCATCGAGGCCGCCATTCGCCGGGGTGTGGCCTTCCTGGATGGCCTGCGCTGGGTCGGCAGCCGCGCCAATGGCCGGTCGCAGGCGCTGGCGTGGCCCCGGCAGGACGCTGTGGACGGCGAAGGCAACGAGATCGCAGAGGCGGAGATCCCCGCCGAGGTGATCGACGCGCAGCATGCCCTGACGCGGGCGGAACTGGCCTCGCCGGGAACGCTCTCGCCAGACGTGACGCTGGGCGGGCAGAAGGTGCTGGTCGGCGTGGATTCGCTGCGCTGGGAGGTCCAGAAGACCGCCAACACCGTCGAGGCACAGCGGGCCACGGTCACGGCTGCAATGGACCGGATCGCGGGGCTTCTGGCTGGCGGCGGCTCGGCGACGCGGATGGTGGAACGGGCATGAAGCCGCGCGCGGCCTGGACCGAGTGCTGGGACGGGTTCCCGGAAGGCTGGGACGGGCAGTGCGGCGGTTGGGACATCGAGACCAGCCACCCGTTCCGCGTCAGCGCCCTTCTCGGGCCGGATGGCGAGCCCCTGCGGGTTCCGCTGCCACGCAACAAGATCGGCTTTGACCTGTCGGTGAAGGGAAACCGCAATGGCTGAGGACTGGTCCAGCGTCGCAGCCGACGTGGCGAGCGGTCTGGCCGAGGCCGGAACCATCGCCACGCTCCGCAAGCGCACCGACGGGCCGGAGACCCCGTGGGAGGCAGAGGCCGACACCGTGGCGCTGTCGCAGATCAACGTGGTGCAGACCAAGCGCCGGGTGCGCGACGGCCTCGCCATGACCGAAAGCACCATGCGGATGCTGCTGATCGACCCGACGGGAACCGTCCCGGCAAAGGGCGACAAGGTGGCGGTGGGTATCGCCCCGGCTGACGTTACGGATGACACCGCTTGGGCGCGCATCGGTGAGGTCGAGGTCGTGGCTCCGGGCGGTGTTCCGGTGCTCTACAAGGCGATGCTGGAGGGATGAACGAGCGCGTCGATCTAGCCCGCCTTCTGGCCGATCTGGAGCCCAAGGTTCGGGCCGAGTTCGAGCGGGCCCTGCAGCGACATGCGGCAAGGATCGACGTGCAGGCATTGGCCGATGCCCTGGCCCGTGGCGACGTGGAAGCCGCCGAACGGATTGCCAACATCGAGGGGCGCGAATTGTTCCCGCTGGGCGAGATGCTCCGCGGGGTCTTCTTCGGGTCGGCCGCCCTTGTGGGGCGCAACCGGCGCGGAGTCGTGGGCGTCTTCAGCTTCGACGGCAGGCACCCGGAGGCCGAACGCTGGATCCGGGAAAGCGGCGCGCAGCTGGTGACGCGGATCACCGAGGAAAGCCGGGATGCGGTGCGTACGGCGGTGCTGGCCGGGCTTGAGGAAAGCCGGTCCCCTCGGTCGGTCGCGCTGGACATTGCAGGCCGCAGGCAAGGGGAGACGCGGGTCGGCGGCTTCGTCGGCCTGACAGGGCCTCAGGCGCAGAGCATCACCAAGGCGCGGTCAGCGCTGGCATCGGGCGACCCCGCGCGGATGCGGGAGTACCTGACGCTGAAACTGCGGGACCGCCGCTTCGACGCGATGATCCGCAAGGCCATCCGCGAGGGCAAGCCGATCAAGGCGGCGGACCTCGACCGCATCCTCGCGGCGCACAAGGCGAAGGCCCTGGGCTACCGGGGCAAGATCATCGCGCAGGTGGAAACGCTGAAGGCGGCTTCGGCGGGGCGCGATCAGGCTTACCGGCAGATGCTGGCGATGCCGGGCGTCACGGGCATCAGCGTCCGCTGGCAGCACAACCTGTCGGCAGTCCCGCGGGTGGACCATGTGGCCATGAACGGGACGGTGCTGCAGATCGGGCAGTCGTTCGTTTTCCCTGACGGAACCGCCATGCGCTACCCGCACGACGAAACGGCCCCGGCGCGGCACGTGATCGGCTGCCGGTGCATTGCGATCTATCGGGTGCAGGTGGAGAAGTGACCAAGACCTTCGCCGCGCAAGTGGCCGACTTCAAAGGCCGCACGCTGAAGAAGATGCGGTACGTGGCGGTCAACGCCATTCAGGACGTGATGGAGGCGGCGCAGACGCCGCAGCCGAGCGCCAAGCGCACGGGCGGGACGTTCATCGAGGGTCGGATACCGGTCGACACGTCGGCGCTGATCAACAGCCTGACCTCGGGCAAGGGTTCGGGCGGCGGGTCAAAGGGCGCGCTGTCCTACACCACGGCCATCGCCGGAATGCAGATCGGGGACCGGCTGACCTTCGCCTGGACCATGCCCTACGCGCTGCGGATCGAGGCGGGGTTCAGGGGCACGGACTCGCTGGGGCGGTCCTACAACCAGCCGGGGCGGCACTTCGTCGGCAAGAACGCGGCGCGGTTCAGTGAGTTCGTCGCGTCCCGCGTGAAGGAGGTGCAGTCGTGACCGAAGAGGACATCAGCGACGCCCTCGGGCAGCAGCTCGTGGCGGTGCTGCCATCGACCACGGTGATCTTCGAGAACCGCGACGGCCTGCCCGCGAACCCATACGTCGCGGCCGAAGTCGTCCGGGTCAGCACCACCGACGACACCCTCACCGGCGGCGTCAAGATATCGCGCGGGTTCCTGCAGGCCACCGTGGTGACCGAGGCGGGCATCTTCGCCAACCCGGCGCTGCGCATCGCTGACGAGATAGCCGCTGCATTCCCCAAGGGCGAGCGGCTGACCATCACGGGCGGCACGGTCCTGATCACCAAACCGCCCGCCATCGGGCAGGGCTTCCGGGACGGCCCCGATTGGCGGGTGCCGGTGCGGATTGATTACGAGGCGGAAGAGCAATGACCAAGAAGGCGGAAGAAAAGGTCCGGGTCTGGCACCCGGGCTACCAGGCCGAGGCCCACCCGCGCCGGGCGGACCTCGAGAAGTGGATCGAACAGGGCTGGCAGGTGCAGCCCGCAGCGAAGGAGACTGAAGAATGACCAGCTACATCGGCTCGCGCGTTTACGTCGCGCCGGGTGTGCCCGCCACCTTCGACAAGGCGGGTTATGAGGCGCTGACCTGGACGGAAGTCACGGGCTGCGTCGTGGCCCCGGTTCCGGGCTGGGGGACGTCCATGATTGACGTGCCCGACCTGACCACCGGCATCACCAAGGCGGACAAGGGGGCCTCGGCCGGCCGCGAGTCGGAAATGTCCTTCCGGCGAGTGTCGGGCGACACGGGCCAGACGAACCTGCGCAGCTATGCCGCGCCCTCCTACGTCTCCGAGCATTCGGTGAAGGTGGTTGAGCCGGTCGGCACCACGACGCACATCTACATGTCAGGGCTGTCCTACAACCTGGCCGACAACCCGGGCGACACCGAGTCCTACATGGGCTTCACCGTCGCCTTCCGTCAGAACTACGAGCACGTCCGCGCGGCGGCCCCGACCTGATGGATTTCTCCAAGTTCGACCAGCGGGGGCGGGACGAAGCTGGCGTCCCGTTCCCGATCCTCCATCCCGAGACCGGCGAGCCGGTGGTGGACCCGGATTCCGGCCTGACCTGCATGGTCCTGGTGCGCGGCCCGACTGCCCCCAGCGTCACCAAGGCCGAGGCCGCCCGGTTCCGCGCCGGCGTGATGACGGCCGAGGATGCGGCGCAGAAGTCGCTGGCGGAAATCCACGACTACAGCGTCGAGGTGGCCCTGCCCTACATCGCCGGGTTCGAGAACGTGAACCGGGGCGACCGGCCGGCGACCGAGGCAGATGCGGCGTGGTTCCTGTCCCTGAACTTCCCGCGCATTGAGAAGGTTGGCGAAGAGTACCGCATCGCGAACAAGACCTTCGCCAAGCAGATCAACGACCGGATCGCCGAGGCCCGGGAGCAACTGGGAAACGCACCCGCGCCCTGACGCTCTGGGCGCGGCAACTCGGCTGGCTCCATGCCAAGGCCGGGAAGGACGAAAAGACCCGGCTAGAGCGTCACGCGGAAGCCGGGATCACCCCTCAAATGCCGGAGGTTGGGCCGCTGGCCTACCTCGTCGAAGCCTTCCACGGCCTCCGCTTCGCGCGGCAGGGCTTCGAGGGCCTGACCCCGCAGACGTGGGTGGAAATCGACGCATTCGCCCGGGCGACCGGACGGATCACGACCGGCTGGGAAGCGCAGGCCCTGTTCGACATGTCCTGGGCCTACGTCACCGAGAACCAGAAGGCCGCCGATGCACTCCGCATCGCGCCGATGGAGAGACCGCATGGCTGACTGTCAAATGGAGGGGTGCAACTGCGCCGCCTTCTGCAAGGGCCTTTGCTCTGCTCACTACCACCGGCAATGGCGGTATGGACGAGCCGATGAGCCGCACCGCCGCGCGCCGTCCGGGTCGCACCTTGCTTGGCTTCAAAGCATGGCGGGCTTCGGTGGCGACGAGTGCCTGACGTGGCCCTTCAAGGCGAAGACGCCCAAGGGGTACGGCGTGACCGACTTCCAAGGCCAGATGCAAAACGCCTCGCGAGTCATGTGCATCCTGGCGCACGGGGAGCCTCCGACCCCGAGCCATGAGGCGGCGCATTCTTGCGGCAAGGGCCATGAGGGTTGTGTCAATCCTCGCCACCTTCGGTGGGCAACGCGGTCTGAGAACCACATGGACAAGCGGCTGCATGGCACCGCGCTGCTTGGTGAAGCGAACCACCAGGCGCGCCTGACGGCCGCCGATGTGCAGGCAATCCGCTCAGCTTCGCGGCCCGTGGCGGAACTCGCCGAAGCGCACGGCATCTGCCTCGCACACGCCTACGACATTCGGGCCGGGAAGCGCTGGCCGCATTTGGCTCAGTCGGCATAGGGAGAGAATAGGTGGCAGATTTCGCCGAACTCGTTCTTTCCGCGCGGACGGATGGCCTCAAGAAGGCCGAACCTGCGATGGATGCCATCATCGCAAAGGCCGGGAAGGCCGACGCCGCCGTCAAGAAGATGGGCGCCAGCTCCAAGACGATGGGGACGGCGGTTCAGGCCGCAGGAACCCAAGCCAAAGCTGCGCTGGATGGGATCGAGACGGAGGCGAAGGGCGCGGAGGTCGCGGTCAAGCGAGCCGCCACTGGCCTGATGGAACTCGAACGCAGCGCCATGGCCGCGGCGCACGGGAATACGATCGCCGCCGGTTCGGTCAGCAACCTGACGGCGCAGTTCTTCGATATCGGCATGATGCTGCAGGCCGGGCAAAATCCGCTCACCCTGATGGTGCAGCAAGGCTCGCAGGTAAGCCAAGCCCTTGGTCCGATGGGTGCGGGCGCGGCCGTCCGGTCGTTGGGCGCCGCATTCATGGGGCTGCTCAGCCCGATGAACCTGGGCGTGATGGCGGTCATCGGCCTGACCTCTGCCGTGGTGAACTGGGCAACGGCTTCGGAAGAGGCCGAGGAGAAGGTCCGCAGCCTGGCTGACGCTCAGGAGGAATCGGCAGCGGCAGTTCAGGCATTTAAGGACGCGGTAGCCGCTACACGGGTGGGCGTGGCGGAGATGGCCAAGGACTATGGCGCGTTCGCCGATGAGGTTCAGCGCGCGAACGTCATCCTCGCGGAGTCGGCGCGGCTGGCCGCAGAAAAGGCCATCACGGACGAGATCAGCAAGGCGCTCGAGAACGCTTACGGGTTCCAGGAAGCGGTGGCTGCGACCTCTGACGCGATGACAGGCTTCATCACGGAAGGGACCGAGGGCTTCGCCTATCTGTCGTCAAAGTTCCAACTCGTGGGCGAAGACGCAGAGCGAATCCGCGTTCTGATGGAGAATTTGGACAGCGCAGTGGGTCTGCAAAATCAGGCCGCCGCTGCTGATGAGCTGAACCGAGCGCTGATCGAGGTCTATGGATCATTCGAAGCTATGCCGCCGGCCGCTCAGGCTGTCGCCACCGCAACAGCTTCAATCACCGAGCGCGCTGCCGCAGCTGGCGTTGAGATAAAGGGCATTCTCGACCTCCTGAACTCTGCGATCTCTGCGGCTGACAGCGCGGCTCGCGCGGTTGGCGGGATTGGGTCGGCCGCCGCCGGTGCGTACGGGCAAGTCTCCGCGCTCGTCGGCAAAATGTGGGAGATGGCCCAGGCAAAGGCCGCTGCTGTAGCGCCCGGCCGACTGGCGGCCACCGGAGACGATGGCCGCGGCGGACAGCGCGAGACCGTTGCCGGGTCGCGTACCGTCATGCCTGACCAGCCGTGGCTCAACACCGGCGGAGGCGGCGGCGGCGGAGGCGGTGGCGGCCGCAGCGAGTCGGCAGCCGCAGCCGAGAAGGAAGCCGAGGCGATCCAGAAGGTCGTCGACAAGCTGAAGTCGGAGATCGAGCAGGTCGGCATGAACGATGAGGCTCGGCGGCTTCATCAGGAACTGCAGCGCGCGGGGGTCGACATCTACTCGAAGGAAGGCCAGGAGATTGCCGCCCTCGTCGAGAAGCTGACCGAACTGGAGGCCAAGCAGAAGCTGGTTTCCGAGACGATGCGCGGGATCGAAAGCGCGGCGCAGGGCTTCTTCGTCGGTGTCCTCTCCGGGGCCAAGGATCTGGAGTCGGCCATTGGTGACCTCCTCCGGCAGCTCGGCAACCTGTTCCTCAACCAAGCCTTCAAGATGCTTTGGGAAGGCACGGGCGGCGGCGGTGGGCTTGGCGGCTTCATTGCGGGTCTCTTCGACGCGGGCGGCCACATCC